GAGGTCGAACGCGGCCCGCGTGCGGTACGCGTGGTCAAGAGCGCGGTGATTGCGCTGGTCGGCACCGCGCCCACGGGGCCGGTCAATACCCTCACCCTGTGCCAGTCGATCACCGATGACGCACAGTTTGGGCCGGATTGCCCCGGTTTCGGGATTCCCGAAGCGCTGGAGGGCATTCACGCCTTTGGCGCAGGCACGGTGCTGGCGGTGAACGTGCTCAATCCCGCCGTCCATAAAGACACGGTGACGGGCGAGACGGCGACGTTTGGCGTCAATGACCGCCTGCAACTGGACAATCCGGCGATTCAAACGCTCACGCTCAAGGCGGCTACGGGCAATACCACGTATGTGGCCGGTACCGATTATGAGCTGGACGCGGTGCGCGGCAGGGTGATCCGTATTGCCACGGGCGCAATCCCCGCAGGGGCCAGCGTCAAAGCCGATTACGATTACGCCGACCCGTCCAAGGTGACGGCAGCCGATATCATCGGTGGCGTCAATGCTCTTGGGCAGCGTAGCGGATTAAAACTCCTGGCCGATGCCTATAATCTCTTTGGCTTCTTCCCGAAGATTTTATTGTCTCCGGGGTTTTCGACCAACAATGCTGTCAGTGCAGAGTTGATTGCCCAGGCCGGGCAACTACAGGCCATCGCCTATATCGATGCACCCATCGGCACCACACCCGCGCAGGCGCTGGCCGGGCGCGGGCCTGCGGGCAGCATCAACTTTGCGACATCCAGCGAGCGCGCCCGGCTGTGCTACCCGCACGTCAAGGTCTACGACGCCGCCACGGACGCCATCAAACTGCAACCGCTGTCCATCCGTGCGGCGGGTCTGCGCGCACGCATCGACGATGAGCACGGCTACTGGCGCAGTTCCTCGAACAACGAATTGATCGGCGTGCTCGGCTTGGAACGCAACCTGACCGCCCGCGTGGATGACCCCTATTGCGAAGTCAATCTGCTCAACGAAGCGGGCATTACCACGGTCTTCAACAGCTTCGGCTCAGGTCTGCGGCTGTGGGGCAACCGCACGGCGGCATGGCCCACGATCACGCACATGAAGAATTTTGAAAATGTGCGCCGCACCAAGGATATTGTCGATGAATCGATCCGCTTTTCCTCCCTGCAATTTGTGGACAGGCCGATCAACGATGCGCTGATTGAATCCATCGTGGAAACGGTCAACCAGTTCCTGCGAAAGTTGATTCGTGATGAAGCGCTGATCGGTGGCGAGTGCTGGTATGACCCGGCGCGCAACCCGCAGACCGAAATTGAACTTGGTCACCTGTTGTTCAATTACAAACTGACCCCACCGCCGCCATTTGAGCGCGGCACCTTTGAAACCGAAATCACCGGCGAGTATCTCGTGACGCTGGGCGGAGGAAACTGATTATGGCAGGCATGAGCGCACATCAAATCACCAATGCGGCGGTGTATCTGGACGGCAATAATTATGTCGGGCACTGTGAAGAGGTGGATCTTGGCAGCGTCAAGGCAAAAATGGAGGATTTTCAGGGGCTGGGCATGGTGGCCGCCATCGAATTGCCGACCGGATTTGAAAAGATCGAGGGCAAGATCATCTGGAACAGCGCCTATCAGGACGCTGCCAAACGCTGCGCGGTACCGTTCAAAAGCGTGCAGTTGCAATTGCGCAGCACTATTGAAGTGTGGAATGCGCAGGGCCGCACCCAGGAGCTGCCGCTGGTCACGTTGATGACGGTATTGTTCAAGGAATACCCGCTGGGCAGCTTCAAGCCGGGCGAGCGGGTGAACTTTGAAACCCCGTTCTCGGCCACCCACGTGCAGCAGAAAATCGACGGACGCGAAGTGTTCATGATCGACTGCCTGGCCAATATTTATAAGGTCGATGGACAAGACCAACTGACCGCCTACCGCCGCAATCTGGGTCTTTCGTAACCCCGCTCCCCTTGCCCGCATCCACTGATTTTTTGAAAGAGATGTACAGACCATGAAAAACGATACCGCACTGCCGGGCGGCGATGACCTCCCACTCCCCGAGCTGGAACTCCTGCATCCAGTTAAACTCGCCACCGGCGAGCTGCTGAAAAAAGTCACCATCCACACCCTGCGCCGCAAGGATTTAACGGCAGCGCAGCGCCACGGCAAAGACGAGTCCGTGATGGAAGAATTGCTGCTCGCCAAAATGACCGGCATCACGGTGGAAGATTTGGGCGAATTGCACATTGCCGATGCGAGGCGTGTCGCCGAGCGATTTCAAAGCATGTTGGGCGAAGGCAAAGGTACTTGAAAGCTGGGATGCGGCGCTGCTGTTGGTATTGAACATGCAGCCCTCGGAAATCGAACGGCTTGACATGGAAGATTACTGGCGCTGGTGCGAGATTGCCAGCGAAGAAAACGAGCGGCGCAGGCGGGCAATGAAGGGCTGATCCACCGTGGCAGACAACAACATCAAAGTCGGCTTGCAGTTGGGCGTGCTGGGCGGCGGCCAGCTTAAAAGCGCGTTTGGCAAGACCCGGCGCGAAGTTGAAACGCTCAAAGGCTCGACCGATAAACTGACCCGCGCGAACAAGGCGGCGGGCACTGCACAGGTCGCGTTTGCCAGCAAAGGCCGCGTCGCGCTGGCACAACTCAAGGGCAGCTATGACGGCCTGACATCGAGCCTGGGCAACCTGCGCATGGCGGCGATGGCGCTGGCCGCTGTCCCCGTCACGATGGGCCTTAATAAAGCGCTGGAATTGCAGGATGTCTCGATTGACCTTGCAATGGGTATGGGGCTGGATGCCAGCGTGGAGCAGGATTTGGCCGCGCTGATCCAAAGCGCATCGCGTTCGGGCAACCAAACGCACGCCGAGACCGGCAGCGCCGCGCAGGCATTGGTCGCTGGCGGCGTGCGTGATCTTGAGGCACTGGGCGATTATCTGCCGGTACTGACCCAGTCCGCCACCGCAACCCGTGTCGGCATGCAGGAGCTGACCGACGCCAGCCTGGCCTTGCGCGATAATCTGGGGCTGGATGCACAGGGGTTTGCGCGCAGCATGAACATGCTCTCGTCTGCCAGCACGAAAGGGCAGATGGGCGTGGCCGGGATGGCAAACGCCCTGCCGCAACTGTCTTTGCGCATGAAAGGTCTGGCCGAAGAAGGCATTACGATGAGCGGCGAGGAGATGATGACTGATCTGGTGGCCGGGATGCAGATTGCACGCATGGGCGCGAACTCGGATGAAGAGGCGGCGAGTAGCCTTAACAAGTTTATGGAGCGGATTTTTTCGACGGAAACGCGCGGGCGTTTTGAGTCCAGGGGCGTGCTGCTGGAAAACAGCATCAATAACCTGACGGCCCAGGGGCACACTCCGCTTGAGGCCATGCTCGATACCATCACCGAGTATGTCGGTACGCGTGGCGGCGAGGCGTTGAAGGAGTTTAATGCGGCCTTGGCAATGGAACAAGGCGACGCGCAGGACGCCGCATTTTCGGTATTGAGCACCCGCTACGGCCTGGCCGATTTGTTTGTCGATGAGGGCGTGAAAAACTTCATCATCGCGGCGATGCAGAACCGCGAACTGTTTCAGAGTATGAAAGCCGAGTTTGGCGAGGCCGCAGGCCAGGATGTGATTGGCGAGGATTTCCAGCGCCGGATGACATCGGGCAAAGAGCAGCTCAAAGCGCTGCGCATCCAGTTGGCTGATATCGGCGCAACCCTGGGCGGCCCGCTGGCGGGCGCGCTGGTCTCGGTCACACAATCATTGTTGCCGTTCTTGGGCGGATTGGCGCAATGGGCGCAGGATCACCCCGGCGCGGTCAAGGCACTACTGATAAGTGCAGCCGGATTTGCCGGATTGCGCTTGGGGATTGCAGGCGCAGGCGTGGCCTTGCGCTCGGTCTCGGCGATCTTTGGCGTATTCAATGGGGCAATCTCTGGTGCCATGAACGTGGCGCGGATGCTGCTGCCGGTACTGGCCGGATTGAGCTGGCCGGTGCTGGCAATTGGCGCGGCCATCGCCGTGGTCGCTGCGCTGGTGTGGAAGTATTGGGAGCCGATCAAAGCCTTTATGGAGGGTGTGTGGCAGGGCGTGAGTGAGGCTATGTCTCCGGTGATGGAGGCATTCCGCGAAGCGCTGGCCCCGCTGGTGCCGCTATGGGATGGCATGGCCGCAGGTATCGGCACGGTCTGGGGCTGGATCAAGCAATTGTTTGAACCCTTCCAGGCCACCAGCGAACAGTTGGAGGGTGCAACCTCGGCGGGCAACACCTTTGGTACGGTGCTCGGCGGGGTGCTGGGCGTGCTGCTGTTTCCCCTGCGCATGCTGGCAAAGGTGGTCGGCTGGGTGGCCGGTGTGATCATCGACAATTGGGAGCCGATCAGCGGGTTTTTCGCCAGCTTGTGGGATGGGATCACGGGCATCTTCAGCGCTGCGTGGGATGCCATCGCCGACGTGTTCAGCGGGATCTGGGAGCGCATCACCACCGCCTTTGATGGCGGCATTGAGGGGATTTCCGCGCTGATATTGGACTGGTCACCGCTGGGCTTGTTTTACAAGGCATTTGCGGGCGTCATGGACTGGTTCGGCGTGGACCTGCCGGATAGTTTCTCCGAGTTTGGCACGATGCTGCTCGATGGTCTCATCAATGGCATCACCGGCGCGTTCGGCGCAGCCAAAGACGCGATCACCGGCATCGGCGAGAGTATCACCGGCTGGTTCTGCGACGTGCTGGGCATCAACAGTCCCAGCCGCGTGTTTATGGAGTTGGGCGGGTTTGTGTCTGAGGGCGCGGCGCTGGGCATCAAGCAACAGATTCCGCTGGCGGGCGATGCCGTGGCGCAACTGTCCGGGACGGTGGTGGAAGGCGCTGGCGACTGGCGCGCCTCGCCCCCTCGCGCCAGTGCCCCGGCGTCAAACGTCGCTGCGCCGACATCCACCCAGATCCAGTTTTCGCCGGTCATCAATATCACTGCTGCGCCGGGCGAGGAGCCGGAACGTTACGGCCAACGCGTTGTACGCAGCATGGAGCAAGAATTTGAACGTTGGTTGCAAAAACGCGAACACCAGCAACGCCGCACCGCCTTTGCCGGAGTGTCCTTCTGATGCTGGCGATTCTGGGCGAGATTGAGTTTGAAATCGCGGGCGGGCTGTCCGGCATGGACGTCACGCAAGGCGCGGACTATGCCGAGCATGCACGGATTGCCGGTAAACCGCTGCTGGAATCCACGGGCGATGCGCTGGACGAATATCAGCTGACCATCGAACTGCACCCGACGCTCGGTAACGTGGCGGCACGGATGGGTGCCCTGCAAGCGGCTATGCAGGCGCATCAACCACTGGCGTGTGTGCTCGGCAATGGCGAGTTTCTGGGCGCATTTGTCATTACCGAATTGAGCCAGACCCATCATCGAACATGGGCCGATGGCGGATCATTTTCCGCCAGCTTGAGTATCACCCTGCGCCAATGGGCGGGCGATTTTGAATACACCCCGCCCGCGCCTGCACTGGCTGATTCGGTGCACGATGTTGAGGATGCGCAGCCGGATTTGTTGCGCGAACAAACCCCCGTCAAAACCGCCGCCATGCGCGCCCTGGAACATGCAAAGTCCGCCGCGCAACTGGTGCAGGCCAGCATGCGCGCGATTGCGTCTGCCCGGCAGATGGATCTTGCCAGCCTGCTGCAACAATTGCCCGCCCTGGGCAATCTCGCAGGCCGCGCCATCCCTGCATTATCCGGCCTGTCTGAAACTGCAACCGCGTTGCAGGGCGAGTTTGCAGCAGCATCGGAATTGCTGCAATTGGGAGCGGGTGCACTGGCGCAGGTGCAAAGCGCACGCGACATCCTCTCTGGCGGCGCGGATGCAGCAAACGTGCTGGCAAAACTGGCGGCAGGCGGGCAATCTCTGGAGGCCGTGCTGGGGATGTTTGAGCGCTCGGCAAAGCCGCTGGCACAACTGGCCGCAGCGGTGGCCACACGCAGAATTTAAAGGCAAGCGGCATGGCACAACATACCTTGATCCACATCACCACCGCTGGCGAGCGCTGGGATTTGATTGCCTGGCAGTATTACGGCGACGCGCACCGCTACGCGCCGATTATCGCGGCCAATCCGCA